GTTTAAAATATGTCGTCGTCCAGTTCCGGTGCGGGGCCGACAGGCTGAGCTGGCGCACCTTTGGGAATGAACTTGGCTTCAGTACCAGTGAACACAGATACGTTGCCTAATATGTTGCCGCGAGTTCCCGCTGCGCGCTCGTCCTGACTGACTGATTGGGTGACCATCCCGCGATTGCCGTATTGGTCCAACTCGTCGTTGATGAAGCAAGTGATGTCCAAGTATTTACCTTTCTTGCCCTGATATAACCGGGCCTTATCAATCTCGCTTACGTTGATGCTCATGCTAATTCCGATGCTCATTTTTGCTCTCCTGAAGTGTATTTAATTATCGTGTTTTAATATTTGGTTGCTGTGTCGCGTACGGATTGTTTGGCGACTCGTTGCTGTACTTGCTACCGTATCTTCCATAAGGATTGTTAATGCTATCGGGACTGTACTGACTCCCATATCTTCCGTACGGATTGCTCGTTGAGTCTGCATCGTATTGGCTACCGCCCAACTGGCCGAGGTACTTTCCATTTTGTGACTCAAGATAAGTTTCAGCGCTCACACCCATGCTGACCGTCATTGCTAATACTGCTGTTGATAACTTCATTTTCATCTCCTAAAATAATAGTTCGTATGCCACTGTTGGCATGACAGGTTTTTTACGTCTTTTTGGTTCCTCATCTTCTTGCACACTATGCCAGAACTCTTCTAGCAATACAAGCATCGCTTTACAATAATCATTGCTTTTCTGAATGCGCCAAATTGCCAACTCAGCTTTGCTCAAGTCTGTTTCCTCTTTATCTTCAAGATACCAGACGACAAAGTCACACTCATCTCTGTCAGTTATCATCATCTGGCCCTGCATTTGCGCCATATAATATGCGGGTATTTCATCATACATTTTGGACCAAGGGCATTTGACCTCGATTAATCTAGTGTCAAATACATAGCCATCTGGCGTGCAGCCCACCCAGTCCATGGCTTCAGGTATAACGAACTGCTGGTCATCACCGCTCTTAGTCGTTAAAACGCCTTGGTCGGCCTCATACGCATCAACAGCAGTAATCTCATGCTTGTTACCCCACTCGGTCATCTCATTGCCCGTGAATTTTGGCTCAAGACCTTTGATTGTGCGGAACAGCTTCTGCCTTGACATGTAAGGATTAAGGCCCATCGCCGCGCCAAAGTTCGACGCGGTTAGACGGCCCTTACGCCGGGGGTCGAGAGACATTACGCTAGTCTCGCTTTAGCCGCATTCTTAGCGGATGAGTATGCAGTCTTGTTATCAATTGCAGACCATAGCGATTGCAGCTCGTCCATCGTCTGGCATTGCTTAAAATCCTCAAGTACCTTTACACTAAGAGAAACTTTTGGTGCTTCGCTGTTGTCTTTAGTGTCAGCATCTTTAGTATCATCGATAGCAAATAGACCGTTCAATGCGTACTTGCGAGCATAGCTTGATGTTGCGCCAGTAATTTGGGCCTCATCCATACCTTTTTTTATCAGCGGTTCACGAGCAAAAGCATTTGATTGCGCAAAGTCCTCGCTGCTGAACGTAACTCTCGCGGTAGCTTTGACGTAGAATCTGTCGCCCATCATCACAATTTCATCAGAGATAATAAGCGTTGCATTGAACTCAGCAAGAATCGGCTTCACTGCTTCAAGAATGTCCTCACAGCTACGATACTTATACTTGCCAAACGCATTGGTTTGGCCTTTGGGTGCGACCAATCGTGCTTGAATTTCACTTAACTGTTGGTGACTCATTTCATTTCCTTTCTTGATTGTGCGTCAGCGACTTGCTCACGCTCATATTGTTCAGAATAGCCTTCGATATAATCTGCGTTGACATGCTGTGGTTCCTTTCCAGCCGCACAGTCTTTTTTACCAACACTGTATTTATACATCGACATTGATGTCGGCTCGCCGCGAGCTTCACGTAATTTTGCTTCCGCCAAGTCCCAGTCTTTTTTGTGTGAATGTGTCATTTTATTCTCCGTTGATTAATTAACTTACCGATAATGATAAAGCATTGTTTTACAGATTGCAACTAATTATCCCACAACAATTCAGTCAACCCCTTCTCAACCGCAGGATAGCTAGTCCACTGCTGCATGACCTCTATTTTCTTATCAACAATTGTGTCTGTTTCTGCGCTCATAATCCGTGTGATTGCTGTGGTGCTTGGGGCTACTATAGATAGCTGTATTACCGGCCTGCCAGATGCCTCTCTTTTTATCTCAGTAATCTTCGCGACTAGCCCATCCGTAGTGATGAAGATGTCGTCTTTTCCGAGCGTTAATTTTAAAGCCATTGTTATTTCTCCAGTTGATTACTCAAAGCGAGTGGGAGTAATATAATTGAATGCTTTACGACTGTCAACCTGCACTTTATAATCAATATCACTTTAATCGAGGAAAGCATTATGACAACTAAAATTCAAACAGAAGCACTACGCACAATCGGAAACCAGCGCAAAATTGCAGAGGCGTTTGACGTAACACCGATGGCCGTGTCGTTGTGGCTATCTGACAAGTTTCCGCCATCACGGGTTCTTGAGCTGTACTACTTATGTGACAGACGTTTTGATATTGAAGAACTGTTGGCGAAGTGAGTGACGCTAAGATATATAGTCAGTCTAAGCTAGAGCAGAAAATTGCGTTTGAGGGACTTAATTATAAAAGCATGAGTCTTACCGACATTGACGGATTCATGTCGCTAAGCACAGCATTCGGTATGCCAGACAGTCAGTTCATGTTTATGGAGGTCAAGGCCAACGGTAAGCCGTTTAATACATCGTCCGGGCAAACAAAGGCATTCACAGCGCTGGTGGATGCGCTATCTGACGATAACTTCGGAGTATTATTCTGCGTCTGGCATCACGAGCCAAACGCAAAGATTAATATCAAAGCGGAGGAGTGTACAGTAGTGCAATACTACACTAAGTCTGGCGGCTGGAAGAGGGATTCGACAATGTCTACTATGCATGACGCTTACATGAGATTCATTGAAAAAGCTGGAAGATTATAACTGTGTAATTTGACGGTAGCTGCAATTGCTGTATAGTTGTAATCATCTTGATGGGGCCTAGAACACCGATTAATTCAAGATACAAGTCTTTATAGTATGTCTGGAAATATTAATTTATTTCGTTCTAGCAGGCATATTATAGAGGCTTTTTTTTGGCTTCAATAAAGCACATCACTTAAACAAGACGCTTGAGACGGCGTTAACACGTACACAAATGTTGATATCGGTGTTTTACAAAGGTTAGACCTACTCAAACCTAATGGGACCAAACCCTAACAAGGCTCTATCGGTGAAGGCACACTTTAAAATGCTAGTACGACAACATTGTTTAAGTAGGGACATAGCTAGATAGATATAGAGGTATCAACTGATGTCTTAATTGACAGCTATGCCTAAAATAAATGGTACTAATATATGTTGGGGTGAAAGGGGTTCATAGTTGACAGTAATACAGAGATGCTTTACTGTGTACCTAAATTCAACGGAGAATAAAATGATTAAACGTGAAAAGCATCACCTTCAACAATTACTTTTGAACGGCACTGTAGAGATACGATGTATCGACAAGTCAAGCGCTGTCTATCTTCGCAAGCCAGAAGGTCACCGCATCCCGGTAATTTGGTCCGGTGTATATGATGACTACACTGCGATGAGAGCTGCGCTCATACAGGCAAGGTCTAACGGCTGGGACTGCTACAATACAATCAACCCTAGCCGCATACCAGCGACAAACCTTGAGCTGAAGCCTTTTGAGCGCACAACCAAGGACAGCGATATCACAGAGATATGCACGTTGTTCTTTGACCTTGACCCTGTACGTGAAGTCGGAACCAGCGCAACTAATGAGCAGGTTGCCGCAACAGTAGTTAAGGCCGATGAGCTGGCCGAGTTCCTCAATGCTGAGGGTTGGGGCTTACCTGTTGTTGGCTTCAGTGGTAACGGTTGCCACCTCATGTACCGCACCAGATTAAACATAGATATCAAGCCAAAGATGAAAGGCTTCTATAAAGCGCTTGCGTTACGCTTCACCGATGACGATGTTGACTTCGATGTTACTGTAAAGAACCCAGCGCGCATAGCCAGAACCTACGGAACAGTGAATAATAAGTCAGGCACTAAATCGGCATGCGCAAGCTCAGAAGAGCATACTGACGCTGCAATCATTATCGCGACAATGGATAAGATAACACCGGCCGAAGTTAAAAAAACATGGGTCAAGGTAGAGGGCGAGAGTGAGTCGGGTGGTTACATCAAGAATTGGGATATCGTCGGAGCATTCAGTAGTCGCGGATTGCTAATTGGGGACGGTCATGAACCGGGCAAGTATCTTGTCACCTGTCCTTGGGAGCATGAGCATACAAGTAAAGGCCACGGCGAAGTTGCCATCTGGCAAGGGGAATGGCCCCAGTTTAATTGCTTGCACAGTCATTGCGCTGATAGAGATGTCGCTGATGTTCTGGAATTATTCGGAGATAAGAAATGACCTATCAGCTACGCCCGCATCAAGAGATAGCCATTTCTAAAATACGTGATTCATTCCGAAGAGGTCACCGCACACCGCTACTGCAAGCACCGACCGGGTTCGGCAAAACTTTAATCGCTGTCGATATTATCAAGTCAGCATTGGCCAAGGGTAAGCGCGTCATCTTCATCGTTGACCGCATACAGCTAATAGACCAGACCAGTGAAGCGATGGATTATCACGGTATCAATCATGGCGTGGTGCAGGGTGACCACTGGCGCGTTAATAACGAGCCGCTACAGATAGCAAGCCTACAGACATTCATGAAGCGCAGGAACAAGCCTGACGCTGACCTGATTATTGTCGATGAGGCCCACGGGCTGTACAAATCATTCGTCAAATTCATGACACACACTTGGAACAACCTGCCATACATTGGCCTGAGCGCGACACCATTCACTCGCGGACTAGGCAAGATATACGATGACCTAATTGTCGTTGAGACAACCGGGTCACTAATCGAGAAGGGTTACCTGTCAGACTTTGAAGCCTACGGCGCACCCATAGACCTGAAAGGCGTAAGAACAACAGCGGGCGACTTCAATGGGGCTGACTTAGAGAAAAAGGTCAACAAGAAAAAGTTGATTGGCGATGTTGTCAGTACGTGGCTCAGGTTAGGCAGTAATCGTCAGACAGTATGCTTTGCTGTAAGCGTAGCCCACTCTGAGGCGATTGTAGATGAGTTCATGGCCAATGGCGTATCTGCTGCACATATAGACGCTCACACAAGCTCTGAGGAGCGCGAAAGAATATTGAACGCTCACGCTGAGGGCGATATTAGGGTGCTGAGCAATGTAGGTATCACGACAAAAGGCTGGGACTCTCCAGACACGACATGCTTAATATATGCAAGACCTACCAAATCATTAATGCTTCACATTCAGATACTGGGCCGGGTGCTGCGCAAATCATCATGCGGTACGCCAGCGCTGATACTGGACCACGGCAACAACATCGCTCGATTAGGTTTTCCGACTGACCAGCTCCCGGAATATTTGTGCAGTGGTGAGCGTGAGGAGGTCGAAGCGAAACAGCAAGAGAAGGCTGAGAAGGCGGAGCCATTACCGACAGCCTGTGAGTCATGCCACCACATCTCAGTCCACTTCATCTGCCCCAAGTGCGGACATAAGCCCGCAAAAATGCCAAATGTTGAAACTGTCGATGTGAAGCTGGCGAAGCTGAAGCAAGTGCCACCGGGTGAGAAGGCTAGATGGCTTGGTGAGCTGCTTGGTTACGCCCGCAGCAAGGGTATGAATGATGGCTGGGCATCACATAAATTCAACGAGAAGTTTGGTCATTTCCCAGCGAAGAAGGTCGGCATCCCTGCTGTAGCGCCATCTCCAGAGGTGCTGGGTTACATCAAGCATCTGAATATTAAATGGTCTAAAAGAAAATCACGATAATGCTTGTATGTTATAAAACATTGCTTTACTATGTACCCATACATTAAATAAACCAACGGAGAATAAAATGAACATTACAGAAAATTTGCTAAAAAGAATCAACAACAGACTAACTGAAACTAAAGCGCCGTGTAAGTTGTACGCAACAGAGTCAGCGGCAAACAAGGCAGGCTTAAAAGTAGCAACTAAAGCGGCTAACCACTTTGCTCCAAACGGCGAGCAAGACACAAAACCCGCCAACTACTTAGTTCTGTTCATTCCAGCTATAAGCAAATGGACTGCTTGCGTTGATATGAACCAGTTATTGTCGAGGCCAAACCGTCAGGGCGGCTACGTTGGTATTTGCGGCGACTTTTACACTTACTAATTATAACGGCCCCTCCGGGGGCCAATTCAACGGAGAATAAAATGAATAAAGTAATAAGTGACTTATATGAGAACAACAATTTAAAACAGCTTGCCGATATTCTATTTCAACAATATCATATCTTACAAGATGATAGCTTTCAGCATGATGGCTCATATTACAGAAGCACACAATTTAAAGCCGGTGGAAATTATTATCAGGTCGATAAGATGAACGGCGACATAATTGCTATTGGCAAAAGCAAAGCGGGGTTCATAAAATGAAAGAAAGATATGAAATTTACGTGAGATGCTCTACAGGCTTGGGCTGGCATGTTAAATCTTTTGATGAATGGTTAAACTCATGAGCAGCAACATGGGAAAGATGACTAATACTGGTGACTGGGCTGGGCCTCGCAGCGATAGTCTTAGCGTTGGCATAGTTGACCGCAATGTCTGTCTAGCCTGCAAAAAAAACCACAAGGGAAAGCCTAACGCTATGTGCAGCAGGATTAAGCAGCAAATGCCTTTTCGAGGTGAGATATGAAAACATTCATTTTGCGAAACGGGTTAAATTTAGAC